AACCCTACGCCAATCCGGCATATGCTTCATGATGAGCTCAGCCAGAACCGGTACTTCGTACTTGACCTCTTCCTGATCAAGAATAAACATTGTTCTCTTCAGAAACTCCTGGCATAGAACACCAGACTCTTTCTTAGAGATGTTAAAGTCTACAACCGAACACCTTGAGTGAAGTGGTTCGATAATACGATTCTTATAGTTGCATGTAAATATGAATCTACAGTTACTACTGAATTCCTCAATGAATCCACGTAGCGCAGGCTGTGTAGATTGGGGATTGAGATAATCAGCTTCGTCGAAGATCACAACCTTATATGGTGCGCCTACAATAGACATCGTTGATGCAAATGATTTGATCTTCCCACGAAGTGTGTCGATATTTCCATCTTCTGATGAATTGATCAACAGATATTGGATGCCTAGTTCATTACACAGTGCTTTCGCAACAGTGGTTTTACCAAGCCCGGCTGTACCAGAAAGCAACATATTATGCAGCTCACCACCATCAACAATGTTTTGGAATGTATCCTTGAGATGTTGTGGTAAGATGCATTCAGATATTTTCTGGGGTCTATATTTTTCGACCCAGATAAACTCATCTAAATTACTCATCAATTACAGCCCTCGGTACATCTTCAATATCGATGATTTCCCAACGTATTACTGTACTAGCAATAAAGGATCTCCATCCGAGTTTGTCTAATGCAAAACATACGATCTGTTCAGATTCTGAATTTTGCTCTCGTACTTCGGTTTTGATGTCATATGACTCTAGAATGTCAACATTCACGCTGCAAGGCATGATACGGACTTCTTCTGTATTAACTTTTGTAAATGCTACTAACACCACACCGGTTTGAAGGGCACGGATTAGCTCAGCTTTCTCGCTTTGTTCCATAATATAATTTCCTGGGTTTGGGTTTACGATGCTTCAGCTTCAGTAGAATCTGATTCCTCATCAACTTCTGGTTCTGGAGGCATGGAAGCTTTGACAAATGCGGCTAACCGATTTCTCACGATTCCTACAGATTCAAGTTCACCGCCTTCGAATGCGCCACGTTTAGATACAACGTCGATGATATTGATCACCGTCGCCAGATCATTTAGGCTAATCTGAGCAGCTTCCTCAGTTACTTCTTCTGTAAATTCTGCTTCAGCAGCAGAGTTGTTTTCTTGTGTAGTCATTTTATTTCTCTCTCTATTAAGGTTTATTGTTATGTATCACTGTCGAGCGGAGTCCATAGCATTGGGCCACTTCCTGTGTCCGGCATAGTTACATATTTAATCGGGTAATTCGCGGCAGTAAACTCTGTTACAGGCCAAGACTCACCTTTGTTTTCTTGTGTGTACACATGGATATTAACATCATAATCATCCACGACCATCATATTCAATGTCTTTATTTTGTACGTCACTTCATAGTCATCAACGAATTTCAAACTAGATTCTGGGAAATCAATGGTATAGCTATCCTGTCTAGATCCACCGTGGTCACAAATAACTATTTGTGATTTATTGTTTATATTCGAAAATTGGAAATGATCTACATCGATCGTTCCGGCAACCTTACGAATATGGTTAATCATATCAGCAGTGAGCTTAAATGAAAGATCAGTTTGAGGTAGACCATTGACAAACTTGTTAAAGTCTGAGTGGGGGTATGATTTATTAGCAATACCTGGAGCAGCAAGATAATATGTCATTCGCTGACGATTATTCTTGATAGTAATATGTTTATCGGAAAATTCCGTGTCCGGATCATCAATAAGGGAATATACAGACAAGAATTCTTTCAGGTCATAGATTCCTTTACCATCAGCTGCTTCAGGCCAGGGTTCTTCAATCGTTGCAACTCCGACAATACTTTTATGTGCGTCGATCGTGCGAATCTCATTACTGTTTTTCAGTAACAGATTTGGATTGATGTTAGCGAAGTTGTTAAGGACTTCGATTGTTTGGGGTGTAATTTTCATTAGCTTTTTCTCATTTAATTTTAGTTAAGTATATATTATATCACAGTTTGTGACGTTTGTAAAGGTTTATTTTCATTTATTTTCATTAAAATCTAGATTCGTCTGCGACCATTCTTCACGAGTGGCATCATTCAGCCGTGGCTTATAGTACGTTGCACTATGCCCAGGCGCATCAGCATAAGGGGCTCTTTGGTAAGCCTGAAGGGAATTTATCGCATTCTTTACCTTGATTTTGTGATCAGTTTCATGGAGGTTTTCCTCGTCATGAACGTAGAGTTGGATCAGCGCATAGTGCAAGATCTTCATCAAATCTTTACGTTGCTCTGCTGGTCCACCTTTCTTACCATACCGTTTTGCATACTTGATTACGTTACCGAGATTGAACCCTGTTCCGTGGCCACTATCGATAATGATGTCTGTTGCTTGGTATTTGTCTGTCGAATAATGCTCTCCGTACGTTGAGTCAACATACTTCTGCAGTTCTGCAATGAGTTTATCCTCATTAAATTTGTAATTCATAGTCTATAATCCTCTGTTCCTAGCGTGAAATTTTCAGCTAGATCGTGTGCTTGTTGTAGTGTAGTTATGCGACGGTCTCCAAAAGTGAATGAGTTTATACACCTAGAACGCTCGTAGAATTCTACTATATAGCCTTCATCTGTCATATAAACAATTGCTTCTCTTTTTCCACTATCTGATACGTGTCGTTGTAGCTCTACAGTTTCAGCGTCCATTTATGTGTTCTCCTGTTCTATTTCGTTGGTTGGTTCCTCAAGATTTTCAGCTGGGGAAAGCTTTCCGTATAGTCCTTGGAATGCAGTTCGTCTTCATCAAATCGTGATATACACAGATCGATAGCGACAGACTCATTACCACCCAACAAACCGTGAGTTTGAAGTATGTAACAAAGCCGGCGTGTGCTGATAACTTCATCAACACCATCATCGTAAAACGTCTTACGAATGATATCGGACCATGAGGTCAATCTATCAATAAAGTCTGCCGAATCTGTAATATTGAATTTGTCAGCATGTAGATTTAGAATCTTTGTTTCAACGTTCTTATTAGGATAAGGCTGTTCTATTGTAATGATGAATCGTTCAAGGAAAGCTTCATCAATAATAGATGCGGCACTGAAACGTCCATCTTCACAACCCTTGCCTTTGGTATTACCAGTAGCAATAATGTTGAATCCAGTCGCTGGTCGAATCTCTTCACCAGTCTTCTTGATGATGACTGGCTTGCCTTCCAGAATTCCCTGGAGACACATGATTTTGTTCGTAGCTCGGTCAATTTCATCAATGAGTAGTACTGCACCCATCTCCATTGCTTTAAGCACAGGACCTTTGGCAAATACTGTTTCACCATCAATCAGCCTAAAGCCACCAATCAAGTCATCCTCATCAGTCTCAGGAGTAATCTGAATTCTGATGCATGGGATCTTTGCGTTGGCGCAGATCTGCTCTACCATCATAGTCTTACCATTTCCGGAAAGTCCTAAACACTGGAAAGAACTGGCGAGATTTGATAATCTTGGAGACTTTAGGGGCAGAACCCCATGACACGTAGGTCGGGTCTCGTTCAAGTAAATGTAGCTCAGTCGTAGTAATAGATGTCACATTCTTATCTATATTAGTTACAGTAGCGGCTTTTTGTGGCGCGACTGGCTTTCCTGGATCGATCATATTGCTAATGTCGTATAGCCCGCGACCCACTTTCGTGGCCTCACGTTCAATCGGATAGAATGTTTTATTAGGAACTCCTATGAGCTCGCATGTTTGGATCATCTGCTTTCGCGAGATAATCGGTGTATCAAATTGCTCATTGAGCATCTCGATAAGTTTAAGTGTTTCATTTTTCATGATATATTGCCCCTCCTTGGAGCGTTTTCAATTTAATTTTTAATTATTTAATATAGATATTATATCATAGTTTTCAGTGTTTGTAAAGGTTTATTTTCACTTTTTTAGTACTATTCATGTAGTTTATAGCGGTATATAACCGGTGGTTATAGTGCACTGGCGATTGATTTACCAATCT